ACCTTTGTCAATTAAATTATAATAATTATCTCTACTATGAGAATAATCATTATCTATATCTGTTTTTGTTTCATCAATTTTTCTAGGTACAGGTGCTGGTTGTTCAAAGTCTTTTACAGCAACCTCGTTTTTCTTTTCTATACCTAAAATTTCATTAACATTGTCTTCTAATTTACTCATCTTCACCTGTTTGAGGATTATATTTCTTACCATCATTGAAAGTGGATATTGTTGTTGTAAATCCAAAATCATCATCTGCGTCAGCAGTAGAAGGATTAGGTGTAATTATAATCCTTTCCTCTCTTGTTTTATCTGCACCAGTATTAGTGTCAGTATATAAATCATCTTGTACTTTTTTAATAACTTTTTGATTTTGCATAGGACCAAATAAATAAGTCTTTGCTGTAAAATTTAAAGTATATATAACTGCTCTTCTTGTAGTAAATGTACCATCATAACTATCTTCATAATTAACATCATTTAATATAATAGGCACGTCTCTTTTAATTCCTAATTCAGGAACCATATTAATAGTTACCGTAAAGTCTGGTTGGAAGAACGGTAAAATTTGTTCTACGATAATTAATCCATTCTCTGCCGTTGCTGTGAAAATGTTAAGGGTATAACTTACGTTGTACGGCACAGGTGTATAATTAAAGTTTAAAACTTTACCGTCTTCACCGGTCTTAACTTGTCTAAACTTTTGCATTTTATTAATCTTCCTACTAGGGTCATAAGTTAAACCATTCATTTCAAATCCCATTCTAGGAAGTTTTTGTGCAAATTGTCTATTATCTAAATTAGATTGTTCGTCTAATCTAACTAAAAATTTTTCTTTAGGTGCATATGCTAAAGGCACTCTATATCTTTTGGTAACTGCACCTGTTGAAGATGTATTTTGTACAATAACATTATTAAACAATTGACCAAAAGCAATTGTTAATCTTCTAATACCTTCGTTATAAAAATGAGAACCAAACATTATTCGTCAACCTCTCCAAAAGGATTTCTTTCTGTAAAATCTAGTATGTCATCTGCTGTACCCACCGTATCATAACCTGCTTCAGTATTCATATCTAAATTTTTTGCATAAGGTGATTGTTGTTGTATTGTTTCTGTGCCTTCAAAAGTTTCTAACATTAATAATGCCTTTTGACCAGTAGCATAATCAAAGTAATCTTCTAATTCAATTGAACCATCGCCTGTTAATGCAACTTGACCTGATTCTAAACCAACTTTGTGATTTAAAGTGTTTAGTGAAAACTTATCTTCAGCTTGGTCAAGTATTTCTTGACCTGTATTAATTTCTTCGCTAGAGTATTCAAATCTTGATACTCTCAATTTGTAAACTGGTAAATTACCTAATTGAAAGAACGGCTCTTGGTCTTCAACAAAAGTAATTTCAAAAAATGAATTCATTAAAGGTAAATAAATTATATCACCTTCGTTTGGTCTGCCAACTGCAATTAAATTTGCCTTACTAGCAACGTGTTCCTCAAATCTACGTTTAGAAACAACCAATGTTGTGTCTTCTCTTATTTCTAAACCAAATTTGTTAATTAATTCTTGTTCACCTGCAAAGCCTTCAGTTGTTTCAAAATACATTTCAATCATATACGAGTCATCAAAACGACTTGTAGTATCTTCGCCTAAAACTAAATCTCTATTGACTAATGTTCGTGGTAGGTAATATACGTCTTGACCGTATATTTTTAATCCCTCAATGATAAGGTCTTCGTGTAGTCTTTTTTCGGCAGTATTTCCGATACCCTTACCGCCTTGAAAGTAGTGATTGATTGCCATAACACTATCCTATCATCATTGCTGGATTTAATTCATATGATTGTCTTATCTCTTGTTCTAATTTTTCTATGCTATCGCAAGCTTCTTGAAATATTTGTTGACCGTTTAAGGTAACACCACCTATCATTTGAACACCACCAAATTTTGATAAGTTGGCACCCCATTGTTTTTTAAATAAAGCGGTTACATATCTCTTTAAGAAAATATCATTAAAAACATCTGTATTAGTTGCTGGGTCTAATTTTCTATAACATTCAATTACCAAATATTCTCCGACTTGTAAATCATTTTTCCAATCCATATCAACATATAATTTATTTTCGTGTTGATTAAATCTCATAGGTTTTTCACCTACTAATACGTGGTCTAAAAAATCTAAATGTCTCAATACAACATCATAATTAATTACTGAAGTTGATGAGAAATCATATAGGTCATTTAATCTTAATTGATATCTTACGTCAAATAGATTTAAATTACCTTTATTTGAAAACGGAAATATATTGATTATAGAAATAATTGAACTTGGTATTGCAAGAAAATTTTGACCCTCTTTCCAGCTATTGGTAACAGAACCGACCGTAGCAGATTCAGTTGAATCACCTGTCATTCTATCTTTGTCTGCTTGCGTATATTGATATTTTAAATATGTTCTTTTAACACCATCATAATGGTATTGAGTGAAGTATTGCATTGCCTCATCAATTCTATCTTCAAGTTGGTCATCATCTACGTTAATCTCAATTACAGGCTTACCTAACGCTCTTAAAGCATATTGTTTTAAATTTTCTCTTGTTGCTGGTTCTGCCATTTGTTATACCCTTTTCTGGTATATTTATAATAGTTATTACAAGTAGGGTTGGTTTTCTGAAACAAACGGAAATAGGTTGTCCGAGCAGAATAATTTAATGTCCTCTTCAGGTAATCCAAGAGATTGCATAACTCTAGGCGTGTGTGGATTCTTTTGTTGATGTTCAGAATAGTAATTTTGCGCTTTAATTACTTCTTTCATATCTGCTTCGCCTTCGTGATTTCTAATTTTATCAATGTAATTATTTAAATTAGATACTGCCATAGTACATATTTTATTTAATTCGTCTTCTTCTCTTACGTTACCAGCGGCTATCATTCCTCCCGAGAAGATAGCCTTTGCCCAATCTGGTAACTCTCTCTCTTTACTCGGTTTAAACCACTTGTTTTCTTCTATAAACCATTTTGTTAATGGGTGGTCTTTTTGTAATAAAGGACTAAAATCGTGAAAGGCGCCGGTGACTTTCTTTTCACCTGCTATAATATCAAAACCATAAATTGGTCCACCATTTGTTAACATAGGCATAAGGCATAAGTGAGCCATCCATAGACCTTTTGACTCTCTTACATCAACTACATCTAAATGTGCTCTTCTAATATATCTATTGTTCCAGGTTCTATTGACCCAACCTAATTTTTCATTGTTGAATCTTTCCATACCCGGTTCTTTGTATTCAACCAGATTTTTATTTAAGACTTCAATAGTCTCATTCTGCCACTTGATTAGTCTTTCCCAAATCATACATTTCCTTAAATAGTTTTGTTGCACTTTCAAAACAAAATATTGCTTCTGGCAACACGTTTACCTCATATAAATTTAAATAACTTTCAACTCTTTCTTTTACAATTCTTTTATATTCTTTTGCCTCATTGTGTTTAAATATATAGTATCTATTAGGTCCAGGTGTCTTTCTTTTAATCATCTGACCACCTGACAAATCACCTAAATGTCTAACATATACGTGAGCATATAGTTTTTCATTTTCACCTCTAATAGTATCTAAATGTTCAACATATGCTTTTGTACTTTCAGTTTCTATTGGCGGACTGCCGATATCTCCCCACAATGCTCTGTAATCATAAAATATATGTTCAGCTCTTGGTAGATTTAAAGTGTCTAAAAACAAAGAACTTTCTAAACAATATTGTTCTAATTTAGAATAACACTTTAATTGATTATATAAGTATGTTGCATATAGTTTTTCATCAATAGTACCTGATAATAAAAGTCTAACAAAGTCTTGTCGCTCGGCGTTCTTATGATATTCCCAAGTTAATTCTTTTATTCTATATTTTTTCTCTTGTTCCATTAATCGTACTCATTTTCTAAAAAAGGTTTTTCTCTTTTCCATTTATCATCTAATTTTCGTGTATCTAATATTTTTGTTTTATCTAAAGGGTAGTCTTCAGGTAATTCATCTGATACACTACCATATTTTTTAAACTCTTCTATTTTTCTTAAATTATCTTTTTCTCTCCAGTCACCAAACTCTTTTGTTTGTATAAAATCATCTTTTGTTTTCATAAAGTAATCAGCTAATGAAATAAATCCACTTACAACACGAATTCTTGCTAATGAAAATTCTCTAGGTTTGTAATCTTTTAAGGGTTTTAAAAATGCTCCTATATCTTCTTCACTTACATTTAATACTTGTTTAAATAAATCAACGGTACAACCATATATTACTTGATAAGAAAACCAATCTTTTTCCCAAAATGTTCTATTAAGTAATTTTGCTGGAGTATTAAACTTATAATCTTCGCCTAACTTATGAATTAAGTCTGTTGTATGAGGCATTTTAGGCATTGCTGGCGCACCACCTATTTTATAGTTTCTAATTTGAAACGGCCATAATTTTTCCCACTTTTCTAATATTACTTGTCTTTGATTGTGGTGTTCAAAATCAACAGCATTCATCATTGTTTCAAAATGATTAATAATCCACCATACTTGATACCAGTATGTTGCCTGCATTTCTTTTGGATATGATTGAAATTTATCGCCGAATATATCGTGAGATTGAAATTTTAAATAGTTTTGTTTCGTTTTGTACATTTTAACTCCATAATAAAAAAATAGTCAAAAACTATTTATTAGTCTTGTGGCGATGAAGCCATATGAGCACGATAGTTATTACTTCCCCAAGATGAACCAGTTGCTGACTGATATCTGTAAGGCATTAAAGAGAACATATATGTTTGGTTATTTGGTTGATAACCTGAAGTAAACAATTTACCATCTTGGTTTCTGTAATAATAATTCATTGCTGTCGGATAACCGTAAGAACCAAAGTCAACTATTCTACTATTACAAGGTTGTACAGCTCTTCTTTTTCTATGTCTATTTTCAGTATTAGATTCAAAACCTTGAGCCATATCCATTTGATAACCATTGTGGTTACTATCA